ATGAGGGGCGGCAAGAACAAGAAATCGCTGGAGCAGCACATAAAGGACGGCACGTACAGGGCAGACAGGCACGGCCACTACGTGGAATCGGACGAGGCCACGCTGAACGAGATGAAGGGCGAGATGTACAAGTCCTTCAAGGCGATAACGAAGGAGCTGGGCGGCGTGAACATGGTGGAGGACGCGATGACGTACAAGACCCTGAGCGACATAAGAACCGCGCTGATAAAGGCGTTCCACGCCGTGGCGAAAATGCCGGTGGAGGACAAAAAGACGGAGGCGAAAGATGACAAGGACGGGTTCAAGGATTAGCCGCCACCTCGCCGAGGTGACGCGGTACTGCAGGGACGTCAAGTCGGGGGCGATCCCGTCCAGGGCCTACGCGAAGAAGGCCGTGAGGCGCTTCATGGCGGACGTGGGGCGGCAGAGGGACGAGGACTTCCTGTACGAGCTGCGGCCCGCCCTGGCCGACGACGCTATAAACTTCGCCGAAAGGCTCAGGATCCCCGACCTGGACGGCAGGAGGCTGGAACTGCTGCCCTGGCACAAGTTCGTGTACTACAACCTGTTCGGCTGGGTGCACAGGCTGGACCCGAAAAGGCGGCGTTTCCGCTCGGGCTACGTGGAGGTGGCCAGGAAGAACAGCAAGACCACCTCGCTGCTGTTCCCGATGATCCTGTACGACTTCAAGCGCACCCCGGCGGCGGAGTCCTTCTTCGTGTCCAAGGACCTTCAGCAGGCGGCCAAGAGCTACACGGAACTCAAGAACATCTTCACCGAATCGTTCAACGTTAACGGGAAGGAAATCACCGTAACGGACGGCTACGGCATAAAGACCAAGGACAATTGTTTCGTGCAGTTCTTCTCCAGCGACACCAGAAGCACGGATGGCTACAAGAACAGCCTGTCGGTCGTGGACGAGTTCCATTCCTACGAGAGCGACAAGATAGTGACGGCCTTCAAGTACGGGGGAAGGGCCAGGGTGAACAACCTCGTGCTGATAATCACCTCGGCGGGCACGAACGTCGCCGGGCCCTGCTACGCCGAGAACGAGAAGGCCAGGAAGGTGCTGAACGGGCTCCTGACCGACGACACCTACTTCACGATAGTCTACGCATACGACGACGGAGACGACTGGAAGGACCCGGCCAACCTCGCCAAGGCCAACCCCTCGCTGGGGACGATACTGCGGCCCGAGATACTGGAGAACGACCTGAACGACGCGCTGATAACGCCGAGCCATCGGGCCGACTTCAAGGCCAAGACCTGCGGGATCTGGCAGAACGAGACATCGAACTGGATCCCCCTTCAGAAATGGGACACGGAGGCCAGGAACGGGAAGGCCGACCTGGTGGAGTTCGAGGGGCACAGGTGCTTCGCGGCGCTGGACCTTTCCAGCGTGAACGACTTCACGGCCTACACGCGCTGCTTCGAGCGCGACGGCAGGTTCTTCCTGTTCCACCGGTTCTACGTCCCCAGCGAGCAGGTGTCGGAGAAATACAGGGTCGAGAACATCAACATACGGGACTGGGTGGATCGCGGCATCGTCACGGCGACGCCGGGGCCGACCGTGGACTACGACTTCATCGTCGAGGACATCAAAACGGACAACGAGAGGTTCGACATCATAGAGCTGGCCTACGACAGGTGGCAGAGCAACCGGCTGATAGACGGCCTGGAGGGGCTTCTCCCCAGAACCCTGCTCGTGCAGTACGACCAAAGCCTGCGGCAGATGTCCAACCCGTCCAAGGCCTTCGAGCGGCTGGTGCTGGAGGACAAAATCGTGGACGGCAACCCCGTGATGAAGTGGATGGTGTCGAACGCCGTGGTCAGGCCCGACGCGAACGGGAACTTCAAGCCGCTGAAGGACGGCAAAAGCTCGACGCGGAAAATCGACGGCGTGGTGACCTCGATAATGGGCATCGACAGGTGCATGGCGAACGCCGGCTGGGGCGGAAACGCCAGCATAGACGACATCCTTCGGCTGCTCGGCTAGCCGGAAATCACTAATAGGCAGGGGGAAGACGGAAGGATGGGATTTTTCGACAGATTCAGGCGCGGGGAAAAAAGGACGGCCAACAACCTCGGATCCGCCTTCGCCGCCGTCCCCGGCCTCGGGGGCGGCAGGGACGCCACGTCGATGGCGGCGGCGGACATGATAGCGTCCTCGGTGGGGAACCTGAGCGGCGCGTTCCACGACAGGGCCACCAAGCAGGCGGCGGAGGGGCACCCGATAAACGACCTGCTTAACCGCCCCAACATGGACGAGACCAGGTTCCAGTTCTTTCATGCCAGCGTAAAGGACTATTTCGAAAGCGGGAACGTCTACTGGTACAAATGGGACAACGGCGAGGGGGAAACCGTCGCGCTTTACCGCGCCGACCCGAACAAGGTCACGGTGAGGCGGGACACGTTCAACCGCAAGACGTTCGTCCTGGACGGCAGGGAGTATTACGGCGACAAGATACTGCACATCCCGTCCCGCCACGGCTACGACGGGCTGAAGGGCAGATCCATTTTCGGCGAGTACTCCCATGTGTTCAGGCTCTCGGCGGAACTCGACGACTACGTGAACAACTCCTTCAACAACAGCGTGGGCAACCGCCTGGTGATCGACATAACGAGGCATATGCCCGATGCAAAAGACGAGGACATTGGACGGATAAAGGACATGTTTCTGCGGAACTACACGGGTATCAAAAACGCGGGGAAGCCGCTGATAAAGTCAAACAAGATAGAGTACGGCACGATCGACACGGGGAGTCCGCCGACCAACCAGGCAAGCCAGCTTCTGGAAAACAGGCAGCACCAGGAAAGGGAGACGGCCAAGCTCTTCGGCATCCCCCTCTCCCTGCTCAACGGCACCGAGACGGCCCACGTCGAGAGCCTGTATATCCTTTACATAGAGGGGGCCATAAGGCCGCTCGCGACGCAGTTAGAGCAGTCGATAAACAGGCTGCTCCCGCCGCGCCAGAGGGGCAGGCTGTACTACGAGTTCTCGTACAACTCCCTGCTGAAGACCTCGCTGACCACCAGGATAAACAGCTACGCGAGGCAGCTCACCAACGCCGTGCTCTCGCCGAACGAGATAAGGCGCAAGGAGAACCTGCCAGAGGTGGAGGGAGGCGACACGCTCTTCCTCCCGTCGAACCTAATGCCGCTGCGCCCGGACGTAATCGACGCCTACATGGCCGGCGCGAAGCTGAAACTGGCGGAGATGAACACGGACAGCCCCGGCACGGCGGGGAACCACAGCAACGTCGGCGACGACAAGGGGGCGTAGGATGGAATTGGGAGCGGAGGCTTTGGCGGCGATAGGCGGATTAGTCATAACGATAATCACATTCGTATGGAGGACGGCGATGATGGCGGCAAGGATACAGAGGGTCGAGGACACGGCGAGGCTGGCCCACGAAAGGATCGACAAGTACTCGGGGAAGAGCGAAAACTCCATAGAGGAGCTTCGGCAGCAGATACTTACCGTCATCCAGGTACAGACCCGCATCGAGGAGAAGGTGAGCTTCCTCATAGAGGCCAGGGCGAAAAACCACTAATTAGGCAAGGAGACGCGAGCCAGATGCTGTTCAGATTCTTGATGCGGAGGGACTTCGCCCATAACTGGGAAGCCATCAACCCGGTGCTGAAGCAGGGCGAATTCGGCGTGGAGCTCTGCGACGAAGGGTACAGGCTGAAAATAGGGGACGGCATATCGGAATGGGCCGACCTGCCCTATTCCGCCGTCACCGCGGGCGAATTCGAAGGCCACCTGGCCGACGCGACCGCCCACGGAATAGATTCAATCGCCGAGGACATAGGCAACGTCAAGGCGGCGGTGGAGATTCTGTTCAACGGCCTGGACGGCGACATGGGGTCGCTGAAAAACAGGGTCGGCAACCTTGAGGGCGGGGCCGCCGAGACGGACGGCAGGCTGGAATCCCTTGCCGGCACCGTGAACCGGAACCGGACGGAAACCGACGCGGCAATCGCCGGCCTCGCGCAAAACGCCGCCGGCCTGGGAAGAAGGGTCGGCGACCTGGAAAATTCGACCGCCGCCAACGCCGGCGAGATAAGGCTGACCGCCGACCGCCTGACGCAGCACCAAAACCAGACCGCCCTCGCCATCGACGGCGTAAGGGACAGGGTCGGAAGGCTGGAAGGCAGCGACGCCAGAAACAGGGAGGACATCAACGCCCTTAGGGGGGCCGTGGACGAACTGGGCGACAGCGTGGACATCGACGGCTGGCGGGGACTGGCCGGCAGGGTAGACGGGCTGGAGGCCACCCTGGACGGCGCCCTGCCCAAGGTGGCCGCGCTGGAGGCGAACGACGCGCGGAACAGGAACGAAATCATACGGCTTTCCGACGGGCTTGGCTCCGTGGGCGGCAGGGTGGACGCGCTGGAGGCCGGGCAGGGAACCATGGCCGGCGAGGTGGCGGCCATGGAGGTGAGGCTCGTCGGCAGGCTGGACGGGATCGACACCTACGTGGCATACCTGCATGAAGACATAACCAACGTAAAGCTGGACATCCGAAACATCGTCAACGCCTTCGTAAACGAGGCGGCAAGGCTGGACATCCGAATCGACGGCCTGGGCTTGGACATTCAAAACGAATCCTCCGACAGGCGGCTCCAGGTTGAGGAATTAAACCGGGCCATTGAACGGGAATCGCAGACCCGTCAGGGCCAGGTCGATGATCTGAACACCGCCATAGGGAACGAGGCGATACTAAGGAACCAGCAGATAACCCAGGCGATAACAGCCGAGGCGCAGGCTAGGGAATCGCAGATCAACGAAGTGAACAACGCCATGACCAACGGCTTCGCGGAGCTGAACGGTCAGATTCAGGCCACCAATAACGTAATCGACGGGATAAGGACAACTTCGCTGCACGGGGCCTTTCTGACAAGGGCGCTTGGAGGCACCACGGATGTCCCCGTAAGGTTGTTCGGTTCATTCACAAACTTTCAAGCCGGAAAAACCCTGGTGTTCGACGACAATGGGACACAAGGCGTTTTCATAGGTAATGTTGACAGCGCGAAGATACGGGTAATGACGAAATCGATATCGCACATGAGCGATCTGAAGCCCACGCTCCTGGGGAGTGTGGCAACCCGTGCGGATTTGCCGGAAATAGCCGAAGAAGCGGCGGCCATTTTCGGCAGAACGCCAAGTATAGACGATCATGCGTTCGTTATGAATGACGAAACCCACGACGGTTTAAGGGTCATATGGTATGTCCTAGATATAGTCGAGATTCCGTATGAAGGGGACGCATATGGGATGATACCTTTCCCCCCTCCCCCTCCTACGATAACCATTGTATGGGGAAACCCGATACCCATAAACAGGGATGATTTCCAGGCCCAAACCACCGCCGTGGATTCGGGTCTCGTGCTAACGGGGGGAGCCACACCCGGAACCTTCGGGGAAAGCATGGCGATTGACCTTGAGGCCACGGAGGGAAGCGACAACCTTATCACAAGCGACGCGGTGTATCGGGCAATGGAACGGATACGCGAGGAAAACTCGTTCAGCCCCGACGAGATATATACCGGCACCTCATGGATTGACGGGCGGCCGATATTCAGAAAAGTCCTGACGGGGGAGACGGGAACCACCTCGCCAACCACTTTCGGATTCATCGAGAATCTAGGTTCCTTCGTCGATGTCAGGGGCCATGTAATCAATCCCTATTTTATCGACAATATAACCACCGTAGATATAAACTTCCAGACCGGCGAGCTAAGGGGCCACTGGCCCGAAGGCGGCGTGATAAACACCCCGGTCTGGAACTGGTGGAACGTCGGTTCGCCAACCATAAACTTCGCTGCAAGCGGTTCCCATAACAGTATCAACGGTTTGAACGTCGGGCGTTTGGGCGGCGCGGCTGGCGGCATAGCCTGGGGGCCCGCTGGGTTCGCCATGGGCGGCAACCGCTTCACGATCGGGGCCGTCTCCCCGTCGGGGACAACCGAGACAACGCCATCCATGAGGATACCCGGGGTACTCGATTTCACGATGCCGACGCTGCTGGAGGTTGATTTCGGAGCCGCTTCCGGAGCCGGTGCTTTCCAGGTCAGCATTAACAACAATACCATATCAATGGCTAACAGCGTCCATGGAAACGCAAGCCGTGTGGTGAACCAGACCATGAGCGGCAGCGGCACTTTCCAGCACCTTATCGACACGAGGGAGTGGACAGCCGGCAGGGGATTTCTTGATTCGGCCACAATCACGCTCAGGGGCGAGGGCACCCTGACCATGCAGATTTTCGCGATAAGATTGCTAAGGCGCACATCGTGGGAGGATTCGCAGTTTAATTTGATATTCGAGTACACCAGAAATCACTAATAGGTAGGGGGAAGACATGAGAGCGAAGAAGGCTAGGAAGATACTTCGAAAGGTGCTGCGGCTGCTGGCGAGGCTGCTGGAGTGCCTCGACGACGGACGGAAAGGGAGGTAGGGGCGCAATGAAAAGGGAAAACCGCAGGCTGTCCTTCGGGAACGTCGAGGTGAGATCGTTCGACGCGGGCGGAAAGAAGACGGTCGAGGGGCTGATCCCCTACGACTCGAAGTCGGTGCCGATGTGGGGGACCGTCGAGACGATCAGCAGGACGGCGTTCAAGAAGACGCTCGCCGACGGAAGCGAGGTGAGGGCCCTGTGGAACCACGACCACAACAGCATCCTGGGCAGCACGAAATCCGGCACCCTGACGCTGGATAACACCGAGGCCGGCCTTGTATGCAGGTGCGAGCTTCCGAAAACGTCCTACGCGGAAGATCTCTACGAGGTTATAAGCCGGGGCGACGTGACCACCATGAGCTTCGGTTTTACGCCCGTGAAATGGACGTACGACGAGAAGGGCGACGCCCGGACGCTCAAGGAGGTGCAGCTCCACGAGGTCAGCTTCGGGGTCTGCAACCCGGCGTACACGGAGACCACCTCGAAGGCGTACATGAGGGGGCTGGAGAAAAGGGGCATTGACGTCGGGAGGCTGGACGAGGCCCTGGAGAGGGACGAGTTCGGGGAGGAGGACAGGCGGGTCATAAAACGGGCGGCGGAATCGCTGGCCGGGCTTCTCGGCGAAGGGGAAGCGGACGCGACCGAGCCGGCGGAAGCCACTCGGGGGCAGGCCGAGGCGGAGCCGGCGGAAGCCACTCCGGGGGAGGCCGGCGGTTCCGACGCGCCGGGGGACACGGACGGGATTCTGCTGGCGATAGAGGCGGAGATCGCCGCCTGAAAATCACTAATAGGTAAGGAGCGAAAACATGAAAGACGAACTATTGGCGGTCAACCTGGAACTGCGGAGCCTCGGCGAGAAGGTGCAGGACGGGACGATGAAGGCCGACGACGCGAAGGCCCGGCTCGACGAGCTCAGGGCCCAGAAACGGGACATAGAGCAGCGCATGGCGCAGGCCGAGGCACCCGTGGAAACCCGGACAACCACCATGGCGGAAGTGAGATCGGCCATGATGGAGAAAAGGGCCATCACCCTCAACGGGACGGGCGCGATAAACCAGGTGAGGGAGCTGGCGAAGGAGCTTGCCAGGAAGAAGAGGATCCTCGACCTGGTGCGGTACTTCTACGGCCCCAACGCCAGCACGAACATACCCGTGCTGAGCCCGACCCTGGCCGTCCCAGGCGCGCATGCGGAGGGCGCGACGAACATACTTCCCGACGACCAGGCAAGGCTTATCTCGAAAAGCATCACGCCCCGCGCCTTCGTCTCGATTCTGCCCGTAAGCGCGGAAACGCTGACCCTGGGCACGGTCAACTTCGAGAGCGAGCTTTCGGCGATTTTCGCCGAGGCGTTCGCGGACGGCTTCGCCAGGCAGGTCATACAGGGCGACGGCACCGGGCTTAACTTCGACGGCCTGTTCAACAACATCGTGACCGCAAACAGGGTACAGTGCGCGGTGACCGGCGGCGTAAGGGTGCAGGACTTCGTCACCCTCGCGCTAACCCTGCGCGACTTCACGGACGACGCGATAATCGTCACCCACCCCACGATTTACTCCCTGGTCATGGCGGATTCCGCGGCGGGCGTTGCGGAGCTTTACAAGGAGGAGCTGATCCGCAACAAGACGATAGAGGGCGTGCCCGTCCTCCTGACCGGCTACGCCCCCAACAGCATCGCCGCAGGCGCGACCGTGGCGGTAGCCGGAAGGATGCGCGACTACGGCTTCGGGCTTGCCAGCGAGATAGCCATCGAGCCGATCAGGCGCGTCGGCGACACCAACACGTATTTCCAGGCGATGGTTTTCGGCAACGGCACGAAGATCGTCGATGTCAATTTCTACGGGCTTGTGGCCAGGTAGGGCAAGGAGCGGAACATGGGAAACGGAAACGGCAATAACGGCACGGAAACGACCGCCGGGGCCGCAGCGGAAAAAGGCAGGACCGTGAAGGTCAAATTCAAAAACGCCTACATGGGCGATCTCGGCAACTTCCAGGCCGGGAAGGTCTACGAGCTTCCCGCCAAGGCTTACGCGGTGCTGAAAAACGACTGCGAGGAGATTAAATAGCATGGCGTTCGTTTCAGCGGCGGATTTGCAGAAGTATACGGGCGTTCAACTGGACAGCGAAAAGTCGCTGGAGGTGTACGTGGACTCCGCCTCTGAAATAGTCGAGAACTACCTCGGCTACGGGCTGGCCCTGGCAAAATACTCCACCGTCCTGAACGGGAACGGCACCGACGAGATACAGCTTGAGGCCAGGCCGATTAAGACGCTGCTGAGGGTCGTCATAAACGGCGCGGCGGTACCGCCCGGCAGCTTTGAGACGAGCAACGAGTTCCTGGTCTACAGGGACGGCGTGTTCCCCGGGGGAAGAAGGAACGTACAGGCCACGTACTGGGCCGGTTTCTCGCCCCCGGGGGACGTTGACACGGGCGACGGGGGCGGCGTTCTGGACGGCGGCAACGCCGGCACGGAGGTCTTCGCGGTGGACCTGGACGGGGGCAACGCCGGGTTCGCGGAAAGCGGCTCGCCGCTGCCGGAGATAATCAGGGGCACGATCCTGAGGATCGCCGCCCTGCTCCTGACGGAGTCGGAGGGGAACATAGGCATTACCGGCAAGAGCTTCGCCGAAAGCGGGAGCAGGACGTTCGTATCGTTCACGAACTTCGACAAGTACCTTGGGCCGATCAGCGGCTACAAGCTGATAAGGATTTGACATGGCAAGCGCGGGGAGGGGGGGTGGTAGACTTCAGGGAAAAGATGGATTCGATCAAGCGGTTCATAACCGACACGTACCCGGCCTATCTGGAACCCACGGGGATCGGCCCGCCGTCGGTCACGAGCGAATACCTGGACTTCGACAAATTCCAGAAGACGTTCACCGTCTTCGTCGAATACCAGGCCGTGAACTTCGGCGGGAGCGCGTGGGCGAGCGACTGCGGCGACGTAGCCAGGGTTTCGACGAACATATTCCTGGCGATAAGGAAAACCGACAGGCTGAAGGACAGGCTGTACGCGGCGAGCTCCGCGTTTTACGAGATGTTCCGCCGCGAGAGGACGGACATAGCGGACAACATAACGGTGCGGGAACTGGATTTCTTCGAGGGTGTCGAGGGCCAGCAGAACGTGATAGCCCTGGCGAGGTTCGCCATCGACTTCGAGATCAGGTATCACTAGGGGGGTCACGGATGGTAAGAGCGGAGATGGACGACAACAACATCGGCGGCAGGTTTATGTTTATCGCCGGGGACTTCATGCACAGGTTCACGACAAGGCTGATGATGGATCAAGGCAGGGTGGTCGCGGACAAGGCAAGGGCCGTATCGACGTTTAGGAACGGTACGGGGGACCTACGCGCTTCGATTACAGCCATGCCGCTTAAAAACAACAAAGGCATAAAGGTAACGTCCAGGCACAACGGGCGTTACCTGCCCCACGCGAGCCCGCAGGGGGCGGGCATAGACATCGTTCCCCGCAGCGGCAAGGAATTTATGACGTTCCGGATCGGGGAGCAGTGGGTAAAATTCCGCAGAATCACGTACGGGCCGAAACTGGACATACGGGGGCCGTTCCGGGAAATATTCGGGAGCGGGAGGGGTTTCCGGATAGTCGAGGAGCGGATGGCGGAACGCATACAGGAAATGATCTCAAAATAACTAAATACACGAGGAGCGAGAGATGAAGAGAAGTTACACGAACCATGTGTCGGAAGAGGCGAGGAAAGAATGGGAGGAGAGGCAGAAACTTAACCCGAAAAAAAGGGTCTGCCATGAGTGCGCGGCAAGGGCGGGGACAGTCAACGTAAACGAGGCGGCCCAGGGCGAGAAGAAGGACGGCGGCGACGGGGGCCGTGCCGGCGCGGGTGGCAACGGCGGCACCCCCCACGGCGGCGGCAAAGGAGGGGGAAAATAATGCTGAGGACATTCACCGGGCAAAGGGCAAGCGTATGGCTCTGCAGCAACAACGGGCCGATAATCAGCAGCGGGACAACCGCGCCGAACACCAAGTATTTCGTCATGGACAAGGCCGAGGACAGCGACATACCCGTCCCGACGGGCGTGATATTCGTAAGCCCCAGGACGGGCCAGCAGATTACCCTAAAGGCGGCCGACAGGCTCCAGCTGATCGAGGATGACAGGTTCTGCAAGACGAGCCTGAGCTTCGAGCTTTCGACCTCCGCCGTCGACGCCAGCACCGACTGCTTCCCCGGCGCCCAAATCTCGGACGGCGTGACGGGCCTGAGCGGCAGCCTCAGCGGCCTGTGGCAGTACGACCAGGAAACGGAGGATTTCGTGGCGGTAAACGCCGACATCCTCAACAAGTTCGTGGCGATTATAGACGACTCCGGGGGGGGATCCTATACCGTGAACGAGAGGGACGACAACCACGCCTACCTGCACGTGTGCCTGAACACGGACGCGAAACCCGGCCAGATATCCAACTGGCTTTTCGCGCCGGTGGTCCTGGTCTCCACGTCGGTCTCGCTTGAGAACACGGACCCGCAGTCGCTGGAAATCTCCTTCACGCTGGGCTACGGGACCCCCGTAATCTACAGGATGCCGGCGTAGCCGGATAGGGGGTACACGATGGTATTGAAATCCATAAAACGGAAATCGAAGGACTATGTCTTCAGGGCCTACGGCAACATGGACACGGACGCGCCGGGAAGGATCGTCTTCTCCAGGTTCCCGCTGCCGGACGAGGCATTCCCGCTTGCGGACAAGAAGGCCGTCCTGGAGTCGGACTTCATGAAAAACCTCGACGGCGGCGGCGGGCTGGCGAAGAAGGCCCTGATTGATCGCGTGATAGCGACCATGGTTGACAACATAGCCGCCGAACGGGTGGACCTCCCAAGGTTCTTCTACGAGTGCGTTGAGCGGGTGGAGGACCTAGATTACGACGGGAACGACATAAAAACCGTGGACGATTTCTTCCTGCACCTTCCGGGGGAGGCGGCGTTCGCGATAGGCCTGGAGGCCTACGAGTACGCCAGGCAGGGCGACAAATTCAAGGCGGAGGATAAAAAAAATTGGGCTAGGCTTCAAGCTGTACTGCATGGGGTACCGCAGGGGGGAAGCTTCTGCGGTACCCCATGGGGACTTGGCCGACGGGGGGGAACCATACCCGGTCGTGGTGTTCGGGGAGCCCAGGCCCATAAGCAGCAGGAAGATAGGGGGGTACCTGACGGATGACGTTTTCTATTACATCAACATTTACGAGAACAACAGGGCGTTTGGTATCCCTTACAAGAACTGGGTCGATATGCCGGAATGGATGGTTGAGCTGCACAGGATGCTTTCGGGCATCGAAAGGGAGCACGAGAACTGGCGGCTGTCGCGGGGCAACGCCAAATAAAAGAGGAGGCCGTGTATGGCGGATATAACGATGAGGGTCAGGGCCAACGTTTCCCAGGCGCAGAAATCCTTCGAGGACCTGGCGAACAGCTCCGAGGGGCTCCGCGAGGAGTTTGAGAAGTTCGCGAAAAGGACAAACGATGCAACCCTCGACGAATTCACCCAGAAACAGAGACGGCTGCAGACCGCCATAACGGCGACGAAGGGGGAGAAGGAGGCGCTAACCCGGTCGGTCGCCAATTACGACAGGGAAATCCAAAGGCTCATAAACGGGGGGCTGGCGCCGCAAAGCGAGCAGGTCAGGCGGCTGAGGGGGGAGCAGGAGGCGTTGCAGGGAAGGCTTGACGCAAGCAGGAAGGCGCAGGAAAGGAAGACCAGGGCGGTGAAGGCGGCGAAAAAAGCGCTGAAGGCCTCCGCCGTCGCGGTTGCCGGCCTTGTCACCGGCGTAATAGCCTTGACGAAACGAAACGCAAACCTTGCAAACGGCCTGGCAAACGCGGCCCGTACCGTCGGCATGACGACCGAAACGTTCCAGGAGCTTGATTACGCAATGCGTATGCAAGGCATAGAAAACGGCGAGTACATGCTCAACCGCCTCAACAGGTCGATTATCGACGTGAGGAACGAAACCGGGCAGCTGACTAATTTTCTTGAAAACAATTATAACGAATTATTGAAACAGCTTCAGGCCGTGGAAAACAACGAGGAGGCCTTCACGCTCCTGATGGACGCGATCCACAGGGCACCGAACGAATTCAAGGCGGCGGAACTGGCGATGGCCGCCTTCGGGCGGAACGGGGCGCAGATGGTGCTCGCGGCGCAGAACGGGGCCGAGGGTTTGAACGCGCTGCGCGAGGAAGCCCGGCAGCTTGGCATAGTGTCCAACGAAAACGCCGAACACGCCATGGCGTTCAACGACGCCATGTTCAGGCTTAGGACAACCGTGCAAAACATGACGCAGGAACTGACGGTTAAATTACTGCCGGCATTGACGAACGTCGTGGTAAGGCTGACGAATGTGGTTCAAAGGGCCGGGGAATTC